GTGAGGCTTCACGAAAGTCCATGGCGAAAGCCCGTGAGCGTCGTATAGATGCTTTGCTGCAGCAAGGTTACAGTCGAGAGTCAATAACAAATTCAGGTTACCTCCGCAAACGCGCTTTACCATCTCACGATGACCAGAGTTGATCTGCAACAACCCTGAGTCCCAACTCTTATTCTTATTCAGGTGATATATCATCTCACCTTTCTTATTCCATATAGCATTGATTGCTTTAACGCGGCATCTTGATTCGCGCCAAGCAATGTAACTAAACTCTTTTACTGGCAGGCCAGCAGCTTTGATAGCGGGTTCCCACTTAGGACAACTGTTGGTGGCAGCTGATGCCTGACTGGGTATAGCAAAAAAAGTTATGGCAATAGCCAATATAAGTTTACGCAATAGTTTTCTCCTTGTTAGGGGTTTGTTATTCTGCAGCCTTAGCTTTCTTATCAACCTTATTAAACACTTGGTTGATTTCTGCAGCGGACAGTTTACCGTCGTCCAAGAAGGCTCTTGATAGTCCTTCTACTACGGTGGCTACACCAGCCATGCCTGCCATGAAGCAGGCTTTCCATATTGATACGCCAGCAATAGCGCCAGCACCTATAACACCTAGACCTGATGCTGCAAATGTTGCAACGATTCTCATAAGAATATTATTAAGTTGTTTCATAACTTCTCCTTATTTCTTTTGATACTCTTTAAGAGCATTAATTAATTCATATCTCTTTGCATTGACTTCGTTACCAGAAATTATTCCTCCTGGTATACCAAGCAATGATAGAAGTGTTTGAAGTTTTTTAATATCATCCGGAGTATCTTTTGTATTACCACCTGAAGTTTCTGATTGATATACACCAGGAATATCACTGATGATAGGTATGTCTGTACCTGCAACAAGTGGGTTAAGGTAACGTGCAGCAGTTGAAACTATTGGGAACAAGTTTTCAATGCCTGATTGTACTCTTTCTTTACCACCCATTTCAACACCAGTATATAAATCTCTACCAGTCCCTTGTTCAACAAGTCCTTTGAGAATTGGATTGAGTGCATTGAGCAAACTATTAGGATCTGTTATACCTTCTTGCAATGGAGAAGGCGAACCAGCACCAGGGAAACCAAAGTCAAACTTAGTAAACACACCACCAACACCAGGTATATCAGCAAGGTATGTTGCACCAGATTTACTTAAGTAACTTGGAACTCCAGATGAGCCAGCTAAATAATATGGAAGCATGTCGCTTCTTCCGTTTGCATCTGTAAAGTTTCTACGGTATGCATTGTACTTCTGATATAAACCAGGACTTGTGTACATGTTCATCAACTGTGTTGGTAAGTTGCGGCTCATGAACATCCAGAACGGAATGATTTGTTTTAGTACATCATCAACTGCATTGGTATCTGAATAGTCAATAAGAAATTTAGATGTGCGAGCAACTGATTCATCTGCATTTAAACCTTGACGAATGCCATCATAAGTAAACATGAAACGTGCTTGGTTCTCAACTTTATTTCCCAGTTTGCGCGACAATCTAGGGACTTCACCAACAGCTGATGATACTCTTGCGCCAACACCAGTTCCAGTTACTTCTCTACCTGTTGCTCCAATTCTATTTGCCACAGCACTAAACACTTCTTCTATGTCACCAAAGCCAGATGCACCAACACTCATCAATGCTTCTTCTGCTGCTGCACGTTGGTTTAAAGGAATCTTCTTGTCTTCAAAGAATCTTTGGATCCATTCTTCTGGTGGTCTGCTCAACCAAGTTGCAGGCTCTGCTCCAGAAACTGTCATATCAATTTGTTCTTTTAAGAATTCATTCCACTTGTTAGAAATGTTTCTTCCTTCTCGTAGATATGTTACATCTCCACCACCAGCCAACATCTGAAAGAAGTTGCTTAACCAGTTACGCAAATGAAATCCTGGAGTAGATGTATACCATGTCTTGCTTGTTTGAGTTAAGTCTTTCCATAGTTGAAGTGCTGGTCCAGCATTTTTAGTCTCTCTTAACTTGTTAATGTTCTTATAAATATTTGCAATATCAGCACGCGCTATTGCATCTGGGGCAATGGCCATGTCTAAAGAGACAAATGCATCATCCATAAGATTGACCATTGTCTTTAATTGAGATGGATTTAAATCTTCTAAGAACTTAATAACTTGTTGTTTAGGGCGAGCAAACAGAGTAATATACTGGTTCTGCAGATCTAATGGAAGAGTAGCCCATACCTTGGCAAGGTCATCCTTGCGTGTGATAGCACCAGCAAATGTTCCAAGTATTTTATTTACTTCTGCAATTGCTTGATTGATGTTTTCTTTTTCCCAATCTTTTAATCCAGCAGTTTCTGCTCTTTTTTGCGCGGCGATTAATGCTGATTGTCCATCTAATAAATCTTCCATTGCCCAAGGTTGTAACACATTTGCATCTTCTAATTCTTTTAATGTTCCTTCTCTTACTTCACTTAAAATATCTCTTCCAGTGAATGGGTCAACGCTTGCAAGAGCGGCTCTTTTACCTTGGCGAATATCATTAGTTCCTTTTGCTACTAAGCGAGCAATTGCATAATCATCAGCAAACTTTTTGCCATACTTTATAACTGCACCAGTTACATCCGTGTCAAAGAAGTCACCTTTGAATCCACCTTTTCTAGCAACTTCATTAAGCGCTTTGATTCCACCATTAATATCAGCAGCTTCAAGATTCTTTCCAAAGAACTTTACACCTGATACTAATTCATTACCAAAGTTATGACCAGGCAATGGTGCCACTTCTAATCCCATTGCACGCAATACTGCTTTAGCTTCGGGAGTACCACTGTTCAAAAATCTTACAGCTTTATTTGTTAATACTTCAGGAAACCAATTTCTAGCTGTAACATCAACTACTGTGCCATCAGGAAGTGTTACTTTTTTAGCTGCATCTATTGCTTTTGCACCCGCTACCGAGCCAATAGCATCTGCTGTTTCATTTCCAAACTGTCTTATAGCTTTAGCAAATTCAATTTCTTTTGGACTTACTGCTACTTCTCTGCCTGCTTGTTTAGTTATTTCATCCACAGTTCCATCTAGGTTAACAGCTGGAGCTAACAATTCATGAACTGTAAATCTAAATGGTTTATATTCTGCTTTTGCTGTGTTAGCAGCAGCTACTTTAATCGTCTTAGTTATAGCACTACGATATGCTTTTAATGTATTATCTGCAGCAATAACATCTAGTGCTTTCATTGTCTGTGCAGTATCTAATGTTCCTTTGCGCAAACCAGTACGAGCATCAAAGACTAATTCAGTTGCACCACGTGGAGTAAATAAATCTGCGAGCGTTCTTCCACCACCTTTAGGTATAGCTATATTTGCCACACCAGGGATTCTTCCTTTTATCCCAGTACGTGGAACCCCTACTGGAATACCAGATTGTCTTATAGCTGTACCAGCTTTTCCTAAACCTCTAACAAGTGGGGCTGTTCCACGAAAGCTAGTTGTTAAACCAGTACGTGCACCAAATGCACCAAACTTTAATCCACCATAGAGACCCATCTCTTTTGCAAGCTCTTTTGTAATTCCTGATGCTCCCTTAGTAGCTAGTTTTGCAATTGTTGCATCGCTTAATGAATCAGCAAAACGTTGCGCAACTCTAGCTTGTGTTTTAAATCCATTTGCCGTAGCTCTTTCTACTTCAAGTAAAGCTTGTTGTTTAGCATCGCGCAATGCAATTGCTCTTGCTTCTCTTCCACCTGCACCTAATGTTCTACGTGGTCCAACTGCAGAGTAACGAGCAGCAGCCTGTGCTGCTTTCTTTGCTGCGCCTTCAACACCATCTTCAACTGCAATCTTGCCAGCCTCGGCAGCAATTGCTCGTGATGCTACACGAATTTCTTTTGCTGTAGCACCTTTTCCTAATTGAGTTGCTACCTTTTTTGCTGCGGCTTCTGTTGCTTGTTTAACTGTTTTAGTAGCAAGGTCTTCTGCTGCTTCTCTAATAAACTTTTCTGTTAATTCTGTTGCAGTTTTTTCTCCAACCTCACGTGCAATTGTTTTAGTAGTTTGTTGTAGTGCAATTTTTGCCGCTGTTCCTGTCCCCAATGTAAGGTATGTTGTTGGATCTGCAAGAACATCAACCGTAAAACCAAGAGCACTATCTAACCATTTATTACCAGTGTCAATATTAAACAACTTCTTAGACGAAAGATTTACATCTTTAATCTGACTACCTAAATCTTTGAATGATGCATCTCCGCCACCAAATATGTCTGCTGTTTCTCTTGCGGTTGAAAGAATTACACGACGACCTACGTCAATAGTCTGCAATGGTTTAAGAACACCATAGTTAAGCAGGCCGAATAAACCTTTCTCAATAATATTTCGTTTAGGTTGTCCCTTTAGTCCAGCAGCTTTATCTGCTTCGGTAAGCGGTCCTGAATATTTTGCTATGTCTTGGTCTAACTTTTGACTTAATGGTCTAATGTCTTTATTAAAAGTTGTTTCAATGCCTGGGGTTATACTAGGTGTAGTAGTAGTTTTACCGCCAGTTGAACCAACACTAGGAGATATAGTATTCTTAAGCCCACCAGTTGTTGCATTATAATTATCTGCAATTAAGTTTGCATCTGGTGTTGTGTCAGGCGGTTGTTGATTACCAATTCGTCTAGGAGCCATTAAGGTTTCCTTAACTTTCTTAGTTCAAATACCTTTTGTACGAATGGTGATAATTCAGATTCATCTAATTTCTTTTGTACTGCGTCTTGCAATGCACCTTTATATTGAATAACATACTTTGCATATTGGTCACCGCGAATACCTGCTTTGTATATTTTATCACCAAATGATTGCGTAGCTTTATTAATATAATCTATAGCTGGTTTGTATGGAACAAACTTTTTTGGGTCACTTAAGTTTGGCTTTTGACCAGGAGGATATTGTTTTAAGTTAGCATTTGAATCTGCATAAACAGTAAATCTTAAGTTAGGGTCAGGCAATCCGTATTGTGAGAAAGGGTGTGTCCCTGCTTGAGATTTATATTTTTTATCAGCAGATTCTTTTTGTGTCCAAAGGTCTTTTGCTTGAGTATATAAATCACTTGTGTCTATATTATAATCAGTTAATGTAAAGTCTTTAACGCCACTATATGTAGGGTCAGTCTTCCAAACTGATGGACTATTTGCTTTACGTATTTCAGTTTGCAATTCAGGTAAAGTTCTAGATTTTTTAAGAGCTTTACTTATAAATTGATTTAATCCATCATTACCAGTATAACTTACCGCACCAATATAACCGGGTGCTTCGTACTGCAGCCACTCATCTTGACTATACCACTTTTGTGGTTCCTTTAAACCAGCAACAGATCCAGAAGGATTAGATAAGAATTGAAACGCAGCGTACTGTGCTGCAGTTTTTTTATCCTGATACTTGTTTAAATAATAATTATAAAGTTCACCGACGTTTATATTACCAGCCATAATTAATCCTTATTTCTTCTTTGCTTTAAGATTAGCTAAACCTTGAAGATTTGGAAATTCTGCTAACACTTGTTTTTTAGTAGCTGTTGGATTTGCTTCAACAAAATTATAAATACGATTTGTAACTGCTGTTGGTTTATCAGTTCTCTTTGCAGCAGTAGTATTTAATAATGCCATAACAGCTGGACTATTTACATTTGAAGGTTTACCCGTAGTAGTTCCACCACCAGCTGTTCCACCATCAGTAGTACCACCACCACCTGTGGTAGTATTTACTACTGGTGGTGTGTATTCCAATGCACCACTACCTGTAACTGAAGCAATAGCATCTTGGAGAGCTTGGTCACGCGCAATAGCATTTGCTTGCAATTGAATCTTAGCAGCATTGTATTGGTCTTGTATTGTTTGTAGTCCTTGTAATTGTGCAGTGGTAAGTGTTCCTTCTTGCGCGGCCTTACGTGCAGTAAGTTGTGCACCTGCTAATCTCTGTGCCATTGCTTGTTCATTTAATCTTGATTGCTGTGCTTGTGTTGAAGTTGCAGCAAGAACCGTTAGAAGGTTATTATAATTAGCTGCTCCACCCTGTGCTGCTGCATTAGCTGCTATTATTCCAGGTTCTACTCTTCCCGCTTCTACACCACGCGATGCCATATATTGTGCAAGGTCGTTAGCCATTGGTGCTGCTGTTGCACGTGGTGCTGTAGCAAAAGCATTCTGTGGTGCACCTTCTAAGTATGATTTAAGTGCGTCAAAACCTTCAGTAGTTAAAGTTTGTGCTTGACCATATTGTGTTCCAAGATTTTTAAGCAGTCTTTCGTACTCAGTATTAACGTAACCTTCACGTTGTGCTCTTTGTTCTTCTAAACTTCTAGCTAACTCTGGATTTATTTCTCCACCAGTAAGTTGACCCTTTAAATATGTTAATTGATTTTCTGCTGCGGCTTTTTTTCTTGCCAATGCTGCAGCATCTAGTCCTGCTTGGTCTGTATACTTTAGTAGATCTAATGCATACTTGTTTGCTGCAGTTTCAGCTTCTGATGCACGTGCGGCACCCAATGCATCATAATAAGATTTAGGTGCGCCACCACTACCACTGCCGCTACCAGAACCTAATGCACCCCAGTCAATTCCACCACCTAAATCAAGACCACCTGCAGCTTCAGCAACTGCGGCTGCGATATCAATTGGCTCAGCTACAGCTGGTGCTGGTGCCGATGGTGGAGTGTATACCGCTGAGCCTGGTGCTCCAGCCTTTGAACCTGGACGTGCACCTGGAGGTGCTGCTCCATATTTAACAACTCCTAAGTTACTACCACTAGTATCTGACATACAATCCTACCTTAATTCCAATAATGCTGCAGCATCAGCAGCTATCTGTCTTGACTTATTTGCTTCTAAATCCTTTAAAGCATTCTGATAAGATTCCATGCCTTGTGTTTCGGCCAAGTCATATCCTCTTTGCTGATTAGCTAGATCCGTTCTAGCATAGCCTAGCTGTCTAGCTCTTTCCGAAGCATAATCACCCAATGCTTTATTATAAGCACCAGAGCGAACACCCATTCCATATAGTCCACGCTTGCCATAGTTAGCGGTCAGTCTTGGCACCTGTTTCTGTGTGCCAAAGGCTGCTTCTTCAATCTGGGTAATGGGGCGTTGACCAGCTGTTTCTGCCAGGTAACGCCTATATGTATTGAGCGCCTGCTGTTGAGCAAAGCTAGTCTGCAAATTCCTTCTTTGCTGCTCATATATTGATGGGTCAAAAGCCATGTAAATTACCTCTTATTATAATGTAAAAAATTTTCCTATTACCACTTGCCTATTGGACAGGTAGAGTGTTTTAATTTTACTTTCATCTTCATAAAACAACCACACTGTTTGCACTGGGTAGTTGGTTTAATAAACTCTGGGCAGTCCATACATAAAGAATATCTAGTGCTTTCTTCCTCGTCACTAGCGTACTCTGTGTTTGGGTTTAAGAAATCCCAGGGTCTTGTTACTCCTATCTTAGCCTTGTAATCCTTCCAAGCTGACATCTTGTTCCTCCGTTAATTTAAATTCTGTACCATCCCAAATCATACCTAATCTTAACATATTTACTTCTTCTTCTTTAATTGGGATAATTGTTGGGTTTGAATTCATGCCGGCAATTAAAGGTTCATGGTTTTTAGCCACTCCTAAAACGCCAGTAAATTCACCATCTACTACACATGCAAAAAAATCAAATTGACTCATTATATTCTCCTTCTATTATGGGAAGCATCTTCCAGCACCTGTATTATACCATGCGCCCCAATCAGTAAATGATGGACAACTGCAACCTACACAGGCACCACCACAACTTACTCCTGACACAGCAGATGCCCCGCATCCACCAGTATAAAACACTCCATTGCGAGCTTGAGATACGCACGTAAACTCAGGCCCTCTAGGGCAGAAACACTGACCCTGAGTAACTGATACACCTACGCAGCATGCACAACCAGGAGTTGCAACATAGCCACAAAATCCTTCTATGAATCCTACTGGTGAAAGAAAGCTACCACAACTTCCATTAGCAAGTCTATAGTTTAACTGGGTACCAACGCACGCATTCTCTAAGAATGTTCCATACGGCGTACAAACAACTGGAGGAACATATCCACAGGCTGTGCTATTGGTAGCTAGTATTTCTTGATACGTGCCACCACTACCATCAGCACGTAGGTTAAAGAGAGTAAAACCACTGCATTGGTTTGCTGCAAGGAGCGTACCAGCTGGAGGAAAAACTGGTGGAGCAAACGGAGTAACAGCATTTGATGGAGCTGTAGATGCAGATTGAATTCCATAACTAGTTGTTCCAAATATTGTGAAGGTGTAAGCTACTCCATTTGTTAAACCTGGAACTTCAATTGGTGACCCCGCAGAACTTCCAGTAAGTCCACCTGGTGAAGAAACAGCAGTATAAGATATGCTTCCTTTACCAATATAGGATGGAGGTGTAAAGGTAATAACTGCACGTGTGTCTCCAGCCGTGGCTGTACCCATTACTGGATTACCTGGAGTATCACCTCCACCATCGATGAATCCAAGGATCGGCATTAGACGGCCAAGTCTCCTACTAGTACCCAAGTATCAGGCAGTGCTCTTTTAATTAAAGTTGCAGCTGTCCATATTCCACGTGTTTTAGTTCCAGGGTTACTATTTAATACTACTCCAGAGGTTGGAACAAATGTTATTTGTCCATTGCCAGTTTGAAGAACTGTTATCTGTGTTCCAAGAGGAAACGCTACAGAAGCATTAAGTGGAATAGTAACTGTAGCTGCAAGTGAACTACTAATTTCTATTAACTTACCATCATCTGACAATGCTAAGATATAGCTAGCAGCCTGTGGATTTATTGCTAAGTGATAAACAACATTGCCTTGAACTAAGGCACCATTGGTTGGAGTTGCAAGTCCAGTTACTGTTCCTATTGTAAGACTTGATGCAGTAGCTGCACCAATATTAGGTGTAGTTAAAGCTATTGATGCTTGAAGCTTAGCACTTGTAACGCCGGCGTCAGCAAGTTGTGATGTGCCAATAGCACCATTTGCAATGGTTGCTGTTCCAATTACTCCTGTCCCATAGTTTTGACCATTTTGTAATTGTGTAACAAAGTTTGCTATTTCTGTGTTGTTTGCGTTATGTTGTGCGGCAATTACTGGTTGCCCTACGTCAAACGTAAACGGAATATTGATTGGTATAGCCATTATTAAGTACTCCTAATTTTTCTTCTCTTGTATTTGTAAGCTATTGAATTCAATCCCCATTTTCTGCCTGGGAATTGGTCTTGATATGTTGTTTCATCTGGACCTAAGAATTGCAATTGTATTGCATAACCTCGTCCAAGTGGTGAAATACCTTTTCTTTTAAGTGCTGCTCCAGTTGTGCTAAATCCATATGTTGCATCATTGGGGTCTAGTGGTATGGGTGGCGGATCTGCTACATATACTTCACCAGGATTAGTTGCTGTAGAATATGTTGCGCCGCCCGATGTTGGCGCTAAGAATATACTTCTTGTTCCACCAATTGGATTAGATTCATCATAGTTTTTATAACGATTTAATCTAACTATTGTATCAGTACCTACATCTTTAAATACAAAGTAAGGACGAATAAAGGTTTTTAACTGTGCATACGTTGCATCGCTAAACCAAGACGTAGTATAGTATGATGGAAATCTACCATTAAAACCTGCACCTGGTGCTATATCATCGGTAGTATTATTGTAATCATCTACATAATAAACATATGGGAAATCATCATCTTGACCTGTCATTAAATAATATGGTGTGTCGTCAGCTGTTCTCCAATCACAACCAGAAAGTAATGCAAAACCTTCTACACCTGCAGGTACTTCAGCTTCGAATGAAGGTGCAGTTTGAAACATTGAATAAGCACCATTAGGCCCAATGGTTGCATCAAATATTAAATTAACAGATGCATAATCTGGTGGTTCCCCTTGAGTACTTGGACGGTATGGTAGTGATACCCAAACTCTTTGGCGTACAAATGATAATGTTATTTTATTAGTTGCAGTAGGATTAACTTCACCGTTAATAATGATTGGTCTTATGCGTTCAAAGATATCTTGTAGTCCATTGCGATTATAAAAAAACATTCCTTGCGGCCAGTCAAAGAAGTACACTCCACCATTGCCAGCAACAGCTTGCTGAGGTGTATCAATCCCTAAGTTAGTTGAAACTTCTACAAGTTGGAATGAGTCAGCATCATAACCCATAAGAAGATAAATAGCTTTTTGTTTAAATATCATAAGCTGACCATCAACTATTTGTATGCCACGGATGCCATCTCCACCAGCGATAATGTCAATGTAGTCATCTTGGAACCAGTTCTCTGGTGAACTTTCATGTGACCAACGAAGTCTATTAGGATATGCAGATCCGTTCTCATAAGTATTAGCTACAAATAATTTATTAGCATGAGCAACTGTTAGTTCTGCGCGAGGCATATAGCCACCAACTGGTAATTGATATGGCTGCCATGTTGGACCAGATGCGGCTAGTGCAGTTGCATACGTATCTCCTACAGTCCACTTGTACATTTGTGTTGCATTTCTTCCAAGTGCAATATATAAAGTATCTTCCCACTGTGTAAATGATGCACCGTTTAAAGAATAAACATTAAGTGGTGTTGATGATGCGCTGTTTAAGTAACTGAAGTTGCCACCAGAAGAAACATAAACTCTTCCATTTATTGGTGTCGCCAAATCTTGCAGTCCAGTTGATAACATTATTTGTGGATTTGTTAAATATTTATAATTATAAAGTGTTTTAGGATTCCATGTCCCATCATGTGCTATTGCAGTACTATTCTTTGTTTGATAGCCGGCACGGGAAAACACACCACCACGTGGGTCAATCTCCACGTTAAGCATTCCTGGTGATTCATTAGTCTTTAACTGAAACTGGTCAGCACGAAAGTTAAGCCCACCAGTAAAGTTAAAAGCTTCTTGTACAATAATGTTAGCCATTATTTACCAAGCTGTTCCGAATGCAGGACCATTGCCTGCACCTGGGGACACCCTTATTCCTGGACTCGTAAACCCATAACCAGATCCGCTAAGTTGTAATCCACCAGAATAAATTATTGGTTGATTTTGGCTTGGTGCTGTCAAGTAATCCTGATAGTTCTTTAAGTTTGTAACAAACTGTTCTCTATAAACCCTTGACATTTCAGGGTCTTCTTGGAACTGATAGATACGCGACATTACATAGTTAATTAAGCATGCTTGTAATTCGTCATCTAAGTCTACATATGCAGTACTGTTTGGATTATTTTGATTAGCATCAGATAGCCAGTTTAAGTTTGGTTGGCGGAATCCTCTGATTTGCAATAAGTATGTTTGGTTTGGGCGCGGCCATAGGTATAATGAATTTGAATACAAAGAGAAATAAGCTGGAATATTAACTTGGTTATTAGAACCTATCCAAATTCTTTCAGCTTGATGTTGACTAATGTAAATTAATTCAAGACCAAAACCAGCATACTCCTCAGTTCCTTGAATAGCAATAACATTAGTTAATTCTTTAATACCAGGGATTGGTGTAGGAGGACTAGTAGTTTCATCTACATATCCTTCTAAGCTATATGGCACATCATAGTCTACAATAGTTACTGGTGCATATGAGTTTGTAACAGTAAATACTGCCTCATCACCAAATATCAATGGAGTTCCTTCAGTTACAGTAGTAACATAGTTTGCCTCAAACCAAGGCCAACGAGTTTCAGAGTCTACTATTGTTTGAAAGCCTTCTTTAAGAAATTGCACTACCAGGTCTTGGCTGATGTCATCAGTGTTTTCGTTTGGACCAATTGACAGCTGAGAAAGGTTCTCAAGTAGTGTTATTAAATTAAAACAATTTAAGCCACCTGTTGGATCTATTGCCATATTAAATTCCTATTCTTTAGACTTAGCTTCTTTTTCCATTCGCTTAAGATGACCGATGCAGAAGTCTGTCCCTTTAGCTTTGGGTGCGCGGCATCTTTCTTCTTTAAGATTAAAACCTATACATGTAGGCATTGCGGCAACATACTCAACACCAGAAGGTGGAGCAAGTTCAGTATTAGATTGCACATAGTTAGGCATGATGCTTGCAACATCTTGTCCAGCCTTTGGAGAATTATACATCTCACATCCTGCTGGAACTTGACTTGTATATACTGGCTGTCTTGTCATATGTTTAATCCTTCGTTAATAATTTGTTCTCTATATACTATACAAAATTTTCCATTTAAAAGGAAATAGCTGGCACTAAGAGAGTTGCCCGAAGGATGACAACCTTTCAACTCTTAGCACCAGCTAAACCTATTTTAACTAGCCGAAGCTAATTAAATTATTACGCGTCAGCTGACAAGTAGCCCTGACGTGAACGGTTGGAGCAGGTAAGCTGACCGTAGGCCAATACGATGGCGTAACGAGCATCTTTCTGCGCAACTGTACCCTGCTGGAATGGAGTGCTGGTGAACCAGTGACCATTCATACCAGTAAGCTTGAGGTACTTCGTATTGAGGAAGTACATCGATGCGTTTGATGTTTGGTTGCCAGGCATTGCCAAGTCGTAAACGACTGGGGTCTGCTTGAACATCAAGTTCTGGAATCCAGCATTTGCTTTTGCAACGTCCTGGTAACGTACGTTTGGTGTCAACAGCGACTCATACTTGCTGAACAATGGCTCAGTTGTTATGATGATATCTGGTGTGTCGTTACCCTTCGATGCATTGTTGTACACGTTTGCCATGTTAACAAGGCTCAAAGTTGCGTTTTGTATTCCTGCTGGAATGGTTGGGTTCCACCATGAGTTGCTTGCTGCGTCAATGCCACCAATTTCAGTGTTCAACGAACCTGCGAATCCACCGATACCGTTGAATTCAAGTGGGTTTGTTACACCGTCGTTGGAGCTAAGGAGCTGGTCGTTGACGAGCTTCTTAATTGACATTTCTGCCTGCATGATTTTAGCATTCAACAACTTGATGATTGCTTCAGTTCCACGGTTCTTGGCTTCTTCGATACCGCTAATTGCAATGGATGCAGCAATCTGCTTCCAGTTGTAAATAGCAGCGGTGATGCCATCTTGTGGGGTCAGCAAGATGTTGTCGTAGTCAGCGTACGATGCAGCAGTTGTGTTTTCCTCATAGAGTACTGGCTCAACTATCTGGGTTCCGCCTTCTTCCATAACAACTCTTCCACCTGAATTCATGTGGTTCAAGAGCACGAGGTCCTTGAATATGTTGTCAACCAGCGTTGGCTGGTAGTTTTGTAATGTCGTAGAAAACAGTGCATTGTAATCTACGGACTGCACGTTTGGTGAAGTCATTTTATTTTCTCCTTATAATGTTAGTGTTTTGGTTAAAGCCCCAAGCCTTTTTTGGCTTGTTCAAAGGCTTCAAATACTGTTTTAGGTGCAGTAGTTGCGGCTGGATTCCCACCCTTAGAAGATGCGCCTGTGGAAACAATAGTTGCCGAACGCTTAGCTTGAACTCTAGCTTGCTCTTCTGCCAGTTTCTTGCTGGACTCCGAAGCTTTAGAATAAACTTTATCAAAAGCAATCTGTTTAAAGACTGCTTCTAGATCTGTCATTCCTGTTGCTATAGCTTTTGCTACAACTTCATCTGGATTAAAATCTTCACCGTACTTACTCTGTAATTTATCGATAGTTTTAGTTAACTCATCCATAGCTTTTGATTGCTCGAAAGCTGCGATGCGTTGCTCTAACTGTCGCATTTGCTTTTCAGCTGGATCCAACCACTCCTCTTCTTCAGGAGTTGTTGTAACCGTTCCCACACCATAGTGCTGCTGTAAAGCCTGCAAGGTGCCTGCTGGGTCTTCTTGCAACGATTGTGCAAGAGTAGCAGCAAATTCAACTTGCTTTCTTTGTTCGCTAAGTTCCTGTGTCTTACGGGTATAATCCGCTTGACGCTGGTACCCAGCTAGAGCCTCCTCTAAAGGTACTACGATTTCTTCGCCATTGACTTGGAGTTTTACGGACTTTGCCGCAACCTCTGTGTAATCAAAAAAATCGGGCTCTTCTATTACGCCTGCTTCGCCTAATTCCTCGACTTGTCCATCTTCGACAATGGGGTCGATTACTTCAGTACTAGCACTAGCATCATTAATTATTTCTTCATTACTCATTTGGAATCCTATCCTTCTAATTGGTTGTTCCTATATATATGTAAAAAATTTTACATAATTCTTTTATTGTTGTGGCGGCTGTCCTTGTAACGCTGCCAAAATCTCAGGCGGTAGACCTTCTAGTCCTCCAGCTTGAGGTGCTTGTCCTTGTAAAGCGGCCAATATTTCTGGTGGTAATCCTTCCATTCCACCTTGTGCTGGTCCAGCTTGAGGTGCTCCACCTTGCAGTGCAGCTAATAATTCAGGAGGTAATCCACCTTGTTGAGGAGGAGGGCCACCTTGTCCACCTTGTAAAGCAGCCATTAATTCAGGAGGTAGACCTTGTCCACCTTGTTCTGATTGCATTGCTGCCATATCATCTGGAGTCATACCTGGTGGTAAACCTTGTCCTTCTAACTCTGCCTGGTCAGGAGTCATTCCTTCTGGTGCTTGTTGTTCTGGACTTTGTAAAAATGCTCCTGCATTCTTTACTCCGAATCCAGTACTTAAAACATACTCAGCCAACTTAGGCAAGTTAACAAGTCCTGCCTGGGCAAACGGTTGCATTGCTGAAACTATCTGCATAGCCATATCTCTACGGAAAGCTTCATTGCGTGGAGCTGTGGATCCAGCCTCAACATTAAAGTCAAACTCACCAGAAATATAATCTTTATCAAAAGTCAACCATACAGGTGCATTCTCACTGCCTACTATTCTTACAGTTTGTTCACCAGTTAGATACTGTTGAGCAAGCATTATAAGATTAGAAGCACAAGCAGCTATGCAGTTCTCAATATCTATAAGCTTTTCAGCCACTCTAGCATTACCAGACTCAGCAATGATTGATGCTTCGCGGGCGGTTCTAGTTGTTTCTGGAATGATTCCACGCTGATACTCTGAGACACCTGACACACGGTCGATGTCTGCTTCAATTGACTCACTCATCTTATAGAATTCAGGTGGGTTAATATAAGCTGGCATTGCAGCTACTACGTTCTGTAGATTCTCATTACCTTTAACTGGAACCAATACGTTGTCATCATCTGATGCCAAAGCCTGACGGCCAGCATCATCGAATGCTGATTCGCTAAACAGATACTTACGGGAGAAGCGCTTTCTATGGTTCATCATCTGTGTACGAGTTTCATTTAATTCGTACTGCAGTGGTTCAATTGCTTCAAGTTCACCCATTGGATAAAAGAATCCAGGGATTTCATAGTTGCGTAACATGATGAATGGATGACCAAATACATATGGCATCTTTACTGGCTTGACTAGGAACTTGTCGCCAGTGTCTGAGAATATGCACATCTCACCAGTATCAACATTGTAATACTCATAGATATTGCACATAGCTTCTTCTGAATCATAGTTGTAATCATAGGCATTGGTAGCTAGATAATCTGCTACTGCTGTATTAATAGCTGGTCCTACGTTTTGTCTTGCTGTGTAATCATAACGTTCATCATTCTTAACATCTTTTAATGTGCGGCGACTTTTCTGTGCAATCCAACGCAGGTCATTCATATCTGTTGCGTAAGGATCTACATACATGTTAAATGGGTCAACGCGCTCTAAGAATGGGCGGTCTTCTCTAATTACGAATGTTGATTCAACATCACCTGTTGGTGGATTCTCTCTACTTGCAGCTTCATCAGCAGTGTCTTGAATATCATCAAGCTTTGCTTCTTCAACAAAACGATAACCAGTTTTAACCCAACCATGACCAATAATTAAATAGTCTTTTGCTGCTCTTTGAAACTCTGGCTGACAACCATAATGCTGCCACCAATAATTAATGATTGATTCAGTTACTACAGCTTTGTCACCATCTTCTGGTCTACGCGGGTTAACATTAATCTTTGGACGACCAATAGCAATTGCAGGAGCTAGAGTATTAATAGTTGAGAATGCAACGTTAACAAGTAATCTGTCACCAACGCCAGCACCACGGTAATGTCTACCGCGATACAAGTTAATTAAACGTTGCCACAGTTGAATATAATTTTGCTGCTCTAATACTTTTTGTGCTAAATTAATTTTCTGTCTATACTGACTTAATTTATCTGAGTTACTTTGTCTTGCCATATTAGCAGTCCCACTTCTTTAATGCCAACGCTTTGCGTGTTGGTCTTCCCTTAGAATCTTTCATTGGTCCTGGATTTCCTTCCATCCTAGCGCAAAATGATTTTCTTCTTGCTGCAGATTTTGGTGATTTTGCTGCCTGCTTAGCAGTAACTGGTGGTTTTAAATTCATGCCTTGAGCTTTTGCTGATGCACGGCCTTTAGCATTCAATCCACCTGTAGGGCTTTTGCCTTCTTTCCTTTGCCATGCAGGAGTCTTAGCCATTATTTCTTTTTCCTTGCAGCTTTCATATTATCAATTAGATTTGGGTAAGGTCTACCTGCTGCTTTAGCAGAAGCTTTTGCTGCTGCTTTTTTAGCAGGGCTTAGTTTCTTTGGCGCGCCTAAAGATTTAGGACGTGCCTTTTCCCATACTGGTTTACTTTTTTTTGCGGCCATTATTTTTTATTCTTCTTTACTGGTACGTTGTTGACAACTTTTTTTGTCTTCTTCTTTTTAGGATACTTTTGCTGCGTAGTGCTGTTCATAGCATCCATATCCCTCATCTGGATGTTAGGAACTGGCATTACTTAGCGCTCGAGTAGAAGCCAACTTCAACTGTAACTGTACCTACTACAGATTCAAAAGTTGCTGGGTCAGCAAGGTACACGCCAAATTCTGCTAGACCAGCTACACTACCCCTAAAGTTGTGAGCATATTGTGTAGGTGTTGCACCGACCGAACTAGTTACTTGAGTAACTAATGACGAAGCATCTGATGCATCATTTACTCCCCATAATGCTGGTGAATTTGAATTATTTCCTGCGCCACCCCAAAATGAAATAGTTCCATCAAAACCAGTTGCTGCGAAAATGGTTATTGCTACTGTATCATAACCAGCACAATTCATTGGGAACCAGTCAGCTGGAAAGTTATATGGGCCAGCTGAACCATTGTATGTGTACGTCTTTTCAAGTTGTAAAAACATTATTTACCTTTTGCTTTCTTTTTAGATTTTCCTGCTTCACTAAGTGCAATTGCAATAGCTTGCTTGCGTGATGTAACTACTTTTGCTTTCTTTGGTCCTTTAGGATCTACTCCACTGTGCAATGTACCAGCTTTATATTCCTTCATTACTTTAGAAATTTTTGCTTGAGCTTTAGTTTTCTTCATTATGCTTCTGGTCTTCTCTCTCTTGAGGAATCGCTTGGTGAAGAGTTGTTGCCATCTTTTGACTTAGGTTTAAATGGGTTCTTCTTGTCCCAAGTTGCACGTGCCTTTGCTCTTGCTGCTTTTTCTGCTGCACTGCGTGGCTTACCTGCAGGTGTTGGCTTAATGCCAAGTCTGTCTAGTTGCTTTTGTACATATGCACGACGTGCTGCTTCTCTTGCTGGCTGCTTAAGCTTTACATATGGCTTAGCGGCTTTACTGGTAGAAGTAGTAGAAGTAGTAGAAGTAGTAGAAGTAGAAGATGATGCTGCTGCCTTCTTAGCAACTTTTGAACCTATAGCCATGTCTTTTGCCATACGTGCAGTATTGGCTTTTGCATCTGCTGCTTTCTTTTGTGCAGTTATATCAGCTGATTCTTTTGGTGCCATGGATTTTGGTTTGCCAGCTTCAACAATTCTTTGTGCAACGCCACGAGTATCCTTTGGTCCTTGTGAAGCATTACCTTTAGGAAATAAGGAAGGTGTTGGTTTTGGGTTGCCTGGACCGTATGGTCTGGCTACAGCTGGACCCTGTGCAGCTTGAAATGCTTGTGCCATTGTTGGCTTAGCTGGCATTGCTGGTGTTTTGCTGATTGGCTTTTGCCCTGGTGGGTATTTTTTATCTTTTGAACTGGCCATGATTATTGCTCCTTATTTGATTTTGATTTTGGTTTTGGTTTTGTTAAATGCCATTCAATATGGCCGTCTAATTTGTCTGCGATTTTGTCTATCTTGCCTGCCAACACACCGTGCTGTTCAGAACTTTCTTTTCTAAAAGATTGTATTAGCACAACAAGAGGACCGCCAATAACAGCGACAAGAACAGGAACGAGCCAATCAGCCACACTAAATCAGTTCCTTGCGAGCTGGAATCTTTTCAATTTCGCCTGCTTTAAATCTTGGGGAATCTTCCATAGCTCTTTGTTGCTCTCTTTCGGTTGGTCCATGAAATGCTTCTTGCCCATGAGTAAAGCCCAATCGAACACCCTTAACATGACACTTGAAGCAAAGCTGTCTCTTCAGGTCATTTTCTGACTCAATTGGTCTTTCGCAAGTTGAACACTTCATACAATCTCCTATTATACTATAAAACTTTTTACATTACTAGTAGTAATTAAATTCTCCGATAAGCCAACGTTCTTTTGCCTTCTGTGGTTTAGGAACTTTACTGGCAAAATAAGCTAATGTACCAAATGCAGCATCTGTCTTAGGGCTATACTCTGGAAGCCAAACGTACTTAAGCATCTGGTTGGCAATAGCCAAAGACATTACACGGTCATCGTGCGGGGAACCATGGGTAGATCCATTATCATCTCGAACAAAAGTTTTAAGTTCAGCAATAGTATATTCGCACTTGAGGTCTAAGACGCCATCTCTGAGGTGTGCACTTAATTCGTCTATAGCTAAAGGCTTTGACAAGGTTGTTGTGCGCCAACCCAGCTTTTCTCCCGCTTCAGCGTTCCTAATGTTTAATTGACGTTGTCTATATAGATTAGTGTAATTAGCTTTATTTAAAGATGTTAATGTTGTTAAACCGTGGTTATTAGATTCAACACCTATTAAAGCTTCATTATAAAAGAAGCCTAATGAATAAAGAACTTCTTCGCCAAACTTGTCTGGATCCACATGTCCATGCCAATGGGCTACTACAGTGCCAGACTTAGCATCAATAACATGAGCGGCAGAATAGTCACCCCTAGCCAATCCTTCGGCCACGTCAGCTCCAATAACATATCTAGCTCCAGCCTGCGGTAAGGCCCATATGGAGAGTGGTCCACCGGAGGACTCAAACATAAAAGAGTTTCGAACATCAGATAGTTTTTTATTAAAACCTTTCTTGGGAGTTTCAGTTATAAATTTATTTAAAGCATCAATGTCAAATACTGGGCGGCCAGAACGAATGAAAGCTTCCTCAGGATTTGATGGGTATTCTTGGTGTAACTGCCATATTGGTAGTTCTGCGGCTTGCGCGTCATACCAAGCTTGGTCACGACCAGATGCTGACCATGGAAAAAAGATTCCACGGAAACGGTTGGTGCCAGTCTGTGACCCATGCCATAAGTTAAAGAATATATTACCTTCACCTTTAGCAGTAGACAGACAGATAACACGACCACCTACGTCAGCAATAGGCTCAATAGATGCCCAAGCTTCTTCAGGGTTAGGCAAGAACGCCATTTCGTCAATGATAGCTAGGTATACAGATTCACCACGAGCAGGTTCATTAGCAGATGGCATTGATTCAATTACAGAATCATTACTAAATGACATCTTTAAAACGTTATTTTGTAATAGTTCAGGACCAGACAATCTCATCCAGTCAGGTATAAATTTATAAATATACTTAGCTTTTTGTAAAAGCTTTGTAGCTTCACGTTCAGTCTTTGAAAGCATGACCACAAATCTATCTGGCCAAAAGAAGGTAATCCAGAATGCATAAGCTGCAGCCAGTGTAGAGAATCCGATCTGACGAGCTTTAAGAACTATAGTATATCTGTCACTTAACCAAGCTTTAACAGTTTCTTTTTGCGCGTCCCTCAAAACAAAAGGAATGCGTCCTTGGTTAGGATGTTTAATAAATGCATAGTTTTCACAGAAGAAAGCAAAGGCTTCTGCTAGTTCATCTGGTGTTGCGTTCTCTGGACCACGGCACTTTCTAAAGTTATATTCATTTAAGAGTTCATCTAAGTTCACGCCAAAACTCCAATCCTGAATACTTCTTTATCGTCTCTGGCAAGAGCACGTCCTGCGGTCTCTTAGACAGCTTCTGCATTTGGGGTCGAATCGTGTGTAAATCCTTGATGCCTGTAAGAGATTCTCTCGAGATGCCTGAGCTGTCAACAATGTTTTCAAACTTGTGATTATATTTCGGAATTTCCAAGAAGTCATATATCTTATTAATCTCCTGTTCTGGGTTACTTATAAAGTCATCATATTCAACAAAGTGAAATAAGTGCCTAAATTGTGGCATTGCTGCATGCTTCATAAAATTTAAACTTAAAGCTATATCTTTATCATTGCGCATTAAGAAGTCTGCTCTTCTATCTGCTAATGGCATATTGCCAAAAGTTTGAGCTAACACTTGTTCATCCATTTGATTATTTTTAGAATCGGGATGAGCATTAATAAT